GATGTTCAAGCACAGCAAGAACGTGAGAAAAAGAAGTTGGAGCAGCAGAAAAACGCTACTGCATCAACTACTAAAGAATCCTATGAGATGCTTGCTGATTATTTTATGATTACTGGGCAGGCAGATTCAATCGCTGAAGCATATTATATCATTTCTTGTATGAATGAAGAAGATCTTCGTGAAGAACTCACTGGAGCAAGAAAAGAAAGAGCACAAGAAATTATGGGAGAATTGAGACCTCACGGAAGACCTAGAAAGGCAACTAATAAGAAGTATGGTGCCCTTTCTAGAGTAACTAGAGCATCAGAAGGTTCTAGTGAGCCAGGACGCACTACTGAAACCTCACCTAAAAAGAGAGGCGGTAGAATGCCTAAAGGTAGTGTAAAAACTGGATGGGACGGTGATTTTCAAGCAGATCGTCCAAAAGGATGATAAAACTCTAACATAACTTCAAGGGGGTTGACAAACCCCCTTTTTTATTGCTAGACTAGGTTTGTCTCCGTTGAAGATAAATAATAGCTCTATAAGATTACTTTATGAGCTATGAGAACCCTTGGATATATGATGGAAAAGTTTTTGAGTCTCATCATATTGAAGATTACTTTGGTTTTGTATATCTTATATCTTGCACTCAAAATGACCGTAAATATTGGGGTAGGAAGTATTTTTGGTCTTTTAGAACGCCTCCAGGAAAGAAAAGAAGAGTAAAGCAGGAATCAGACTGGAAAAAGTATTATGGTTCTTGTCCAGAGTTAAAAGAAGATATCAAAAAGTACGGAAAAGAGTTTTTCAATAGAGAAATTATAAGTCTTCATAAGACAAAAGGTGATTGTAATTATGAAGAGACAAAACAACTTTTTCTAAATAATGTATTGAAAGAATCACTTGACGATGGTACTCCAGCATACTACAATAGTAATATTCTTGGTAGATACCTGAAAAAGGATTATGGGAACTTTAGTTGATACACTTCGAATTTCTCACGATTGGGCAATTGATAGAATCCATTTTTTATCAGAAAAGGATATTGATGATGCTCATTCAATTCAATCAGAATTTAGTGAATGGTTGAATCCTGAAATTGAAGAACACGATATAATTTCATTCAGTTATCACGGAGATGAAAAAGATGAGAATTGATCTTCATAACTTTTTTCAATACTACGATCCAAAGAATCCAAAGCACGTTGCTGCTGTTGAACAACTTGAAGTAGATCTTGCCGCTAAACAATCAGATTTACTTGAAGATGATTCAAATTGGGTAAGAATTTTTAGAACACCTAATACTCCTCCAAAGACAGAAGGAGTTCTGGATGTTCCTTATTTCCCACAAACAGATAACTACAGGGATGCTCAAAGAACCTGTAATTCTTCTTCCTGTGCAATGTGCCTTGAGTACTTCAAACCAGGCACTCTAAAGGGAGCCAAAGGCGATGATGCGTACATTCAAAAAGTATTCGCGGTTGGCGACACGACTGATCACGCGGTTCAGACCCGTGTTCTACAATCTTATGGTGTTCGTTCTGAGTTCCGCTATAATCTTTCATTTGCCGATATTGATCGTGAGCTATCTGCTGGGAGACCCGTTTGTATTGGGATACTCCATCGCGGTCCTTTATCTGCTCCTACTGGCGGTCACATACTTGTAGTCAGAGGTAAAACCGCATCTGGAGATTATGTGGTCAATGATCCTTATGGTTCTCTCAACGATAACTATACTGGACCTGTAACTAATGGCAAAGGTGCTGTGTATAAGAAATCTGTACTGGAAAAAAGGTGGACTGCTGATGGTCCAAAATCAGGTTGGGGTAGAGTATTTCTATGACTATCAAATTTATTGATGCGGTAAAAAATCATAAGGACCTAGATCATCAAAATCGTGCCTGGCAATTTCTTCAGGCAACGGTTCATAAAGAAATTCTAGATGAGTTTGCCAGAATCTATCGTAATGAGAAGATAGAACCCACTCTTGAAGGTCTCCCAGAACCAGGAGTGTATCTTATCAAGGAATTTGAAGGATGCCATCTGTCTGCCTATTATGATCCTCTTACTGGAGGACTTCCAATCACAATTGGTTGGGGTTCCACTCGTAGAAAGGATGGTTCTCGGTTTATGATTGGTAATAAGATTAGTCAGGCAGAAGCAGATGACTTACTCTATTATCAATTGCGTCGTGAGTTTCTTCCTTCGCTACAAAAGATCCCTTATTGGAGAGAGATGAATGAAAATCAACAAGGCGCAATTCTTAGCTTTGCTTATAATCTTGGCGCTGATTTTTATGGAAGCCCTAACTTTAATACGATAACTAAAGCACTCAAGGAAAAGAGATGGGGTGATGTTCCTGCTGCTTTGGAACTTTATCGCAATCCTGGAAGTAAAGTGGAGAAAGGCTTGTTGAGAAGAAGAAAAGCAGAAGGTGCTCTATGGGGTCGTAAATAACTTTCTACCTCTTCTCCAGGTTCTGCGAATTGCAGCACGAACTTCTGGTGGTTGAGGTCGTGGTTGAGGCCTTCTATTTTCCAACATCATCCAATCATTCGTCAGAAGTCTTATGAGAATGAGTATCGGAAGTATTTTTTTCTTCATTATCCCAGATGAGAATTTTATAGATTACCCAAGCAACACCAAGTAATCCAATTCCAAGTAATATATTGACGCTCCAAACTATATCTTTCACTTTTTGACTTCTCTTAGAATTTGATACAGAAGGTCTTGTGTTTTTTGTTGTTCTGTCTTGAGTTCTTTTACATCTTCTTTGACCTTCTCAACATCTTTAGTATTCACTAAAGTATTTTGAGATACCGTCCACATTCCACCAAATCCACCAATAATTGCAGCGCCAAGAACAGATGTGATAAGAGTTCCCATATTGATTGGTATGTTCATGGTTTTTGAAATATTTATCTTCCCTCTTCTTTATGTATCCAGGTTTTTAATTCGTATAAGTATTCTCTAAGTTCTTGTGCTTTTTGTAGATGCCAAACATTACCACTCTTGAAGTACTCGTGAGTGTGATTGTCTATTGCTTTTAAAATCTGGTGGATGGGCGCATTCCAAGGCTCACGCTTTGGAGTATTCCATTCTCGTGGCAAGGTGACACCTCACTTCTTTTTGCCACCGTTTTTTGCTTTTTTCGCAGTCGCATTACCTTGATTTTGTTTGGACTGCTTTCCGCCAGCAGAACCTTTTTTGCCCTTATTAGGTGATTTGGACATTGGCGTGTACCTATAACACACTATTTATATTGTGCCACTTTCAAAATTGGAACACTTGACAAATTCTAAATATTAACTTATTATGAAAAAATCCCCGTTATGAGCGGGGTATACGTTATGAGATTTTGATCGTGACACCCAGAGCCGTGGAAAGTGCCCTTTGAGAAGAGGGTGGACCCCCTTTCTATACGGATGTAGAGTTCTATTCAACTAAATGCTTAAAAACCTAACAAATGTAACCGTAGCTCTTTTAGGTGCGGTTGCAACATCAGCGGCAACACTGCCAGCACCGAGTATGGCAACATCTTCAGTACAAGCACCATTTGCAATTGTTCCTGAAGGTCCTACTCAAGAGACAGAGACCAAAGAGGTTGTTCCCGAGAAACCTAAAGTAAAACGATTAGTTTGTAAAGGATGTAATACTAATGAGTCCCGAACTGTGGAGTTTCTCCAAGATCGTGGAATCACTGACAAAAACGCCATAGCGACCATTATGGGCAATATTCGTCAAGAGTCTACCTTCACTCCTAATGTTTGTGAGGGTGGTGCCAGAGTGTCTTATAATGGATGTACAAGTGGTGGTTATGGTTTGATTCAGTGGACTAATGCTCCTCGTTATTATGGACTAGGAAAACACGCTGCCCGTATCGGCGCAAATCCTTCCTCACTGGAAGCACAACTTGACTATATGCTGCACGAAGGTGATTGGAAGATGATTGAGCGATACATGAAGACTCCTGGCGGGTCTATTCACCACTATATGCGTCTTGCAAGTAAGTGGATTCGTTGGGGTCATCACGGAGCAAGAACAGACTTTGCTTATGATTATTCAAAGCGATTAGTTCTGACTGAAGTTTGATACAATAGAATAATTGGGGGAGGGTCTTCGTACCCTCCTTTTTTATAAATATCTAAAAAGTGTTTCTATAATGAAGACGTTTAAAGAGTTTTGTGGAGAAGCAACAAGACTTGATAAAGAAGTGAATAAACTTTCCAAAACAGTTAAGAATCCAGATGAAAACTTGTTTAAGAAAGTTGATGCTGTGAGAAGAATGGGAGAAATAGAAGCAAGAACAGGTGTATCTAGTTTAGTTCGACCAGCAAACTAACTTTTATGCTTAATTTTGGAAAGAAGAAACCAGATATAAAACAATACGCTATAATTGGAATAGCACTATCAAGTATTATTGCAGTCTTATCACAATGCACAGGAGTATCTGAAAATGGACTTTGGGACTTACTGGACGAAATTCAAAGAAAATATTTCCCGCAAACTATTCTTAATGAGTTTATACTTAAAGATCCTGAAAAATTAGAGAGAAGAATCAAGAGAGATGTGGATCAAGCACTCGATCAAGTAACTCCTGAATATGATCGTATTATTCGTGAAGCAGATCAAAAGTATCAACCAAAATTTTTAGAAAAGAATGTAGATGAGTCTGTTTGTTATACGGATGAATGTAAAGCACTTGGGGGAGAAATGAGAATATGTGCTCCCTGGGTAGAAGATTGTAAATAAAACTTGTCTATATAAACATATCTTTTTTTTATTGGAGATTATTATGTCTGTATCACAAGAACTACTGAATGCTGTTGAAGCTTGGAAAGTAGAAGATGAAAAGTTTGCTGCTGGTAATAATGCAGCAGGAACCCGTGCTCGTAAGGCACTTCAGGAAATCGCCAAACTGGTCAAGACTCGCAGGACCGAGATTACTGAAGAGAAGAACGCCCGTAAGGAAGCAAAGGGTTGACGCCAAGAACCTGATACTCTATAATAGGTTCACGGGTGTTGAAGGTCCAAACTTCAAGTAATTCCCAACCCTCCCACGCCTCTCATAGAAGCGCAAACAGGGAGGTCTCTTGCCTCAGTAACTCAGTGGACTAGAGTATCCGCCTTCTAAGCGGTTAGCCGTAGGTTCGAATCCTACCTGAGGCGCCAGGGGAATTAGCTCAGTTGGTAGTAGCACTTGCTTTGCAAGCAAGATGTCATCGGTTCGAGTCCGATATTCTCCACTTGACTTTTTGAGAAAAAAGTCTTATAAATAAAACACACTTGTTAAAAACAATGACCTACCCAATGCCCACAAAACAGTTTAGCAATCTCGATTGCCGCTATTGGCATATTGAGGGTGCTCCCCTGTTTGCGGATATGGTAGGTCAAATGTAAGAACCAAACCATAAAAAGCAAAAGAAGGGGAGAGAAACCAAAAGTTTCCTCCCCTTTTTTGTTGCTCGTGACGGTTTCGTAAGTGTCCACCAGTCCCTCCCCAGAGACCAAACGGTGGTATTCTAATCAAGTGGTCGAGAGACCAGAACCTAGACAACTGAATATTTATCCATATTATTTGGGTCTGTAGCATAGCGGCAAATGCATCTGGCTTTTAACCAGCGTATCGTGGGTTCGAGTCCCACCAGACCCATTAGGTTCTCTTGAAACGGACTCTTGGGGGAGATCTAATGCTTCTCAGCGCCGTAACTCAATTGAACCTATCTGGGAGAGTGGCTACTGTTGGCAATATGTGTGGCTGCGGTCTGTAAAACCGTTACATCGGAACCATCGGGGGTTCAATTCCCTCCTCTCCCACCTTGACCCATTAGTGTAGCGGTCTATCACGCCACCCTGTCACGGTGGAGATCACGGGTTCAAATCCCGTATGGGTCGTTGCTACGCTGCCGATGGAGTGCCCCTCCTTGGCGGTTGTAGCATCAAGTTCCTGTCGTCTAATGGTTAGGACGCTGCCCTTTCAAGGCGGAAACGAGGGTTCAAATCCCTTCAGGAATACCATCTGGGTGTAGCGCAGCTTGGTCAGCGCGGGGCTTTTGGAAAGCTCAGGTCGCAGGTTCAAATCCTGCCATCCAGACCTTGGGAACATAGCTCCAATTGGTAGAGCACATGATTGAAGATCTTGGTGTTATCGGTTCAAATCCGATTGTTCCCACTTTGGAAACATAGCTTAGTTGGTAAAGCATTCGACTGATAATCGAAAGACCACTGGTTCGAGTCCAGTTGTTTCCATTGGAGAGTTGGCAGAATGGTAATTGCAAAAGTTTGCTAAACTTTCGGGTGAATAACCCATACAGGTTCGACCCCTGTACTCTCCGCCAGGTTGTGTAGTTCAGTGGTAGAACACTTCTCTCATAAGGAAGTAGTCGGTGGTTCAAATCCACCCTCAACCATGTGTAGGTAGCATAATGGCCAATGCGCCAGATTGTGAATCTGGTTTATGCGGGTTCGATTCCCGTCCTACACCCCGTTCAGGTGGCAGAGTGGTCGAATGCGGAAGTCTGCAAAACTTCTTTCACCGTGGGTTCAAATCCCACCCTGAACTCCTACTCCAGAATCGTCTAACTGGCAGGACACCGCCCTTTGAAGGCGTTTATCTAGGTTCGAATCCTAGTTCTGGAACTCGTCCGTGTAGCCCAATGGAAGAGGCAATAGACTAAGGATCTATTTGTTGGAGGTTCGAATCCTCTCACGGACACCTTGTCGGGATAGTGTAATTGGTAGCACGGAAATCTCCAAAATTTCTAGTTAGGGTTCAAGTCCCTATCCCTTCGCCACGCCCTGGTAACTCAGTGGAAGAGTGCTTCGCTACGAACGAAGAAGACGGGGGTTCAAATCCCTCCCAGGGTGCTTGACAAACTTCTAGAAGTTTGTTACTATATAAATCGATAGAGCGTAAGTCCCTGTTATATCCTTATGAGGTATATCACACTTACGCCATCATAGTGGGGAAGTGTAACGGTTGCACAGAAGTCTCATAAGCTTCAGGTAGGTGGTTCAATTCCACCCCCCGCCACCAATAACACACAAACACACAGGAGAAACAAATGACACCTTACGAATTACGATTTGAAATTTTCAAGCAAGCATATGCTATGCTTCAAGATGATTATTGCAATCGTTTTGAGGTAGAACGCAGTAAAAATCCAGATCAAGCACTACCAGCAGATTTTGATGGTACTTATCCAAGTTTAGATCAGGTTTTGGTACAAGCAGAAATCATTAACGATTTTGTAAGTTCCAAGTAAAATGGTGGGGTGGCAACACCCCCGTTAGTATTCCCCTGTGGCGCAGCGGTAGCGCGAGAAACTGTTAATTTCCAGGTCACAAGTTCGAATCTTGTCGGGGGAGTTGGAAGGTCTGGAAATGTTCGGGTCTTCCTCTAAATCCTAAAGTCTAGAATTTAGGTCGGGGACTTGATCACCCCCGTTAGGATAGGTAAGGAAAGTAAAAGGAGCATGGGAACCGTATGGAGATACCGCACCTGCCTTATCCATTTGCCCCTGTAGCATAACGGTAATGCAGTGCTCTTGTAAAGCAAAGATTGCTGGTTCAAATCCAGTCGGGGGCTTGACGAAATATTATGTTCGTCTTATAATACGCAAGTCCGTGTGAAGAAGTGCGTAGGGGGAGAAATCCCCCACCATTTGCGAGATTAATTCAGTGGTAGAATGTCAGCCTTCCAAGCTGAACGTCAGGGGTTCGAATCCCCTATCTCGCTTGCCCAGAACTGGGCTAACTAAATAAACATCG